CAGTAATGGCTATCGTGGACTAGCCAAAAAGAATAAGGGTTTTAAAACCAAACTTCTTAGAAGATAACTTACTTTTTCAGTTATCTTATGAAGCTCTCGATTCTAGCACTCGTAGGGTGTTAGTCGTGAGTAGTTCACTGTGGTAATTCTTTTTTTGAATTATTTGGAATCTTCATCAAAATAAAAGGCAATTTCATTCAATAAGTCTAAATTAGAAGTATCAGGATTATAAACCCATTGTTTAGTAAAAATATTATTTAAGTTTCTATCCATAAAAAGATTTCCAATTGAAATTGAATAGAATTTATTGCCTAGTATTTTAGCATTATTAATTTTTTCTAATATCTCATTTCCAATATTGTTTAAAATAAAGTCTGATAGAATAAGAGCATCAGCTTTTTCAAATTTTTCACTCTCCATTTTATCTAGGGAGTATTTAAGAGCTGGGATTAAATCAGTACCCCCATTAAATGACTTTTTCAGAAAGTTTAAAATATCTGAGAATGAACTAAATTTATTAAATTCAATAACTTCTATTGAAGTGGAAAAATTGATAAGTAAGCAAGGTCTATTTTCATAAATAGCTTTTGAAGAAATACAAAATGCAATAGCTTTTGCAATTCTTTCAGGAGCACCACTCATAGAGCCACTTGTATCAACACAAATAATAATAGGTCCTTTTTCTTCGTCTTTCTCGTTTTCAATAAATTCTTCAACTTTTTTTTCTTGTTCAATATTAATATAACTATCATAATCAAATAACATTAGTTTCTCTTCTACATATTTTAGATCAAATAGTTCCTCTAATTCAGAATCGTTTAATAGTGCTAATTCATTTGGGAGTAAATATTCAATGCTTTTTCCAAGTTTGATTCCAGAAATTTCTTCATTTGAGTTTTTATCAGGGACTTTTATATCATATTTAATAGTTCTAGAAATCTTTTCTTTAATTAGTTCTTTATTATATTTTTTCATTTTTCCTAATAAATTACATAACTCCATAATTTCTTTATTCTTTTTTAAAAATTCAACCCAACTAATTAAAGTATTAATATCTGATTCAATAAGATTTCCTTTTGATAAATCCCAAAAATAACCAGTTCCTAAGTCTAAGTCAGATAAAATTTCTTTTAATTTCTTAATATATTCTAGTTTTGAAATATATTTTTTTATCAGTTCTTCTTTTATTAATTTAATTTGAGATAATTCCCAATTTTCAATTAGAACTGATATATTTTTTTCAAGTTCATTTAACAAAGAAACTTTTAAAGGTTTAATTTCATCAGTCTTTGTTTTTTCAATTTTATCTAACCACCATTTTTTAGAAAAAACTATTCTTGTATCTTTATTAATTTTTTCAAGAGTATTTAAAATTTCTTTTAAATCAAAATTTTCACTACGATATTCTTCATGTTTTTTTAAAATGTCAAAATAAGGAAAATTTTCAAAAAATAAGGAATTTTTTTTTAAAAAGTAATCGTGAGTTTCTTCTTCAATATAATTATTTAAAGTTTTATCTTTTAAACTCAAATATTTCTTTTTAATAGAATTTATTTCAGTTTTTAATTTATTTTCAAATGAGTTAAATATATTCATTTTTTTCACCTCATTTTATTTAGCAAGATCTTTTATTTTTTCACAATCAACTTTTCTTACTTTCAAATCATCTGTTAAATTATTGACACTGTTTAACAGAATTTCTATATCATCTTTAGGAACAAAAGGATTATCTACTTCATGTTTTAATTTATCTTTATAAGAGTCAAGCTCTTTTAACATATCTTCGATATCTTTTATTAATTTAACAGCACTTTCATTTAAAGAATTTATTAATCTTTCATTAATATCTATTTTTTTATCTCCTTTATGATATAGAATTTTTGGGGAAAATGGATCAACTGAATTAAAACTATTTCCATATCCATAGTAGTAAAAATCTTTTATTTTTATTTCACATGAACCAGTTCCTTTAAAGTTACATTTTATGCCATCTAATATATTTCCATTTGTATCAACTGGAGAAAATTCTTCATTTGTTTTTATATACTTTTTATCTATGAGAAATGTTATTCTATTATCTCTACAATCACGCCATGTTTTAAAATATTCATTTCCGTTTCTTACTGTAGTGTCATAAATATTTTCTGTATAATAAAGTTCTTTATTTATTTCTTTTTCAATCTTTTCTTTTTCTCTATCAAATTCTGATAAATTTATTTTAAAAACATAAGAATTTTCTTTTATGGTATTTTCAATTAAAGTATTTATTTTTTCTCTATTTTCATTTGTAGACCATAAACAATATTTCAATAACAATAAATCAGATAGATTAGTTTCTTTACGTTCACAGAAAAAAGCAGAGGCTTTTAATAAAAAGGCAACTTTTTTCCATCTTCTATCTGAAACATATATATCTAGTTCTTCTGCTTTTTCAAATAATAAAGTTCTAAGAATGTGGATAATATTAAAAGTTTCCTTTGATAATTTTATATTATTGATTTCATTTTTCCACTTTTCAACTTCATTTGGGCTAATTTTATATTCATTTTTAATATTTGTTTTAGTTTTTACATTATTGCTTTCTAACAACATTTCAAAATTATTTTTATCTTTTATAGGAAATACAGGAACTCTTAATAGAAAACGATCATAAAGAGCTTCTAATCCTTGATTTTTTGGTGGAACTTCATTAGAAGCGGATATAATAACTTTTAGAGGACAATTTTCTATTATTTTTCCATTTTTAAATAATCTTTCATTCAAAATAGTAAGTAAAGTATTTAAAATAGCAGGGCTTGATTTCCAAATTTCATCTAAAAAAGCAAAAGTTGCAGTGGGTAAAAATCCTTCTGTCAATCTTTTGTAGTTATCCTTTTTTAGCTCACTTATAGATACTTGTCCAAAGATTTCATCAGGAGTACTAAATTTTTGCATAAGATATTCAAAGTATTTTTGATTATGATAAGCTGTGCTTATTCTTCTAGCGATGAGACTTTTTCCAGTTCCAGGTGGACCATAGAAAAAGATACTTTCTTCAATTAAACTTCCCAATAAAGCAACAGAAATAATGTCTTCTCTTTCTTGTAAATTTTCTGCCAAAGAAGATATTAAATTTTTAATTCTTTCTTTTTTACTAATTGTAACTTTTTGATTTTCTTCCATAAAAATTTAGCAAATAATTGTTTGCTATACCTCCTCTTTTTTATAATTATAATATATTATATATTAAAATAGAACTTTTTTCAAATAAAAAGAAAAAGCATTCAACTTTTTGAATGCCTAATCTCAATTTTATTATTTTTAGAATGTATAACCAGCTTTTATACCAATTTTTACATTGTTTTCATCTGAATTTGAAATGTAAGTTCCCTCTAATCCATAGTTAAATCCAGTAGCTTTTTGTACATTGTAATCAATTAAGATTTTCACTGCATCTTTTTTAACTCTATCTCCTTTAATTTCAAAAGATGAAGTACTTCCAGTTATTCTAGCTTTTAAATTATCATTTTTATAACCATATAGACCAGAAATACCACTTATAGAAGCTGTTAAATTACTCTTTCCATCAATATCATATAAAGTTTTACTCATTCCAATACCAACTTCACTGTCAAGATAATTATAATTTTTAGAATCCACATCAATAGTTAAGCCATTCTTTTCTTTTACTCTACCTTGTTGTAAGAAAGTATATGATAGAATTCCTTTAAATTGAAGAGCAACATCTTCTTGTATAGGATAATTTATAACAAAACCTGTATAAGTATTTAATCCTTTAATCTTAACTTTTCCATTAGAGTCAAAAGATTGATAATTATTTTTTAAATGTCTTTCTGCCTTATAACTACCATATTGTAAACCAAGTCCATTAATCCAATTAATTTTAGAAGAAATAAGTTCTTGATTAAAGTAAGAACCTAAATAAGCACTTGTACCTTTTATAGTTGAATCAGTTGGAGTTGATTCAGCACTTCTCTTAGTATGAGTAATTTTATGATTTGTATTTGCTCCTCCTACCATAAATCCTATACTAGTATTATCTTTAAATTTATATTCATATATTCCATAAGCTGTATATATATTTCCTTTAAAATTATCTTGGACAGTTCTATTAGAAATAAATCCACCTCTTGTATAATGTTTATTTTCACTTAAAGAACGATTAATATCAAAAGGTATATTTGTATAAGTGGAAATTTCATTTTTAGCAATTTTATTTACCTTAGAATAAATATTTGTATCTTTTAATTGAGATAAAAGTTCTTTTAATTCTTGTAAGGCTTCTTCTTCTCTCAATGTGTAACTTATTATTCCTCTTAAATTATTATATAGTGTTTGTTCATTACCACTATATAGAGTGATACTTTTTTCTAATTCTTCTAGTAGATTTTTTTTATAAGCTAATTGTTTATCTATATTCTTTTTTAAACCTATTACTTTATTATATAAACTTCTCATTCCTTCTTGACTTGTATTATTTAATGCGTTAATGTCATTGATTAGAGATACAATAGAGCCTAGTTCTGCCTCAGGGTATTGTGTTGCTAAATTTGTTAAAGTATCTTTGTCAATTTTATCAACTATACTTTTGATTCTTTTTAGACTTTCTTCTGCTCTCTTTTCTATACGCTTTTCTTCAAGTTTTCCAACTTCAGAATTTCTATATCCTAAATCTTTTTGATAAAATTCATCATAATCAGTCCAAACTTCTGAAATGTTTGCTAAAGGTATTGTAATATCATAATCAATAGCAAAAGGATTTATAAATTTTCCTAAATCTATATTTTTATATTCTTCCCTTTGATGTAATTCATTTAATTTTTCTAATTTTCTTTTAGTAGAAAGAATAACAGGTGAAGATTGTAATTTATTAATCTTATCTACAGCTTCTTGCTCTTTATCTTTATCTAAATTAAAATCACTCAAATCTTTAATGATATCTTCTGGTTTCTTCTCTATTAAATAATCAAATAAAGCTAGTTTTTTACTTTCTTCCTTTTTCTCATCTTTTACACTAAACTTTGTTTTTTTATTTGTAGTTGTTAAAGTAGGTTGTAGTAAACCTAATAAATTAGCATTTTTAATACTTCTATAAACTTCATTTTCATTTTGATCTAAACGTTTTATTTCATCTTTTATTTTAACTTCTAATAAAGAATTTCCATTTTTAGCATATTTATGATTATCAACTAAAGAGTGGGCAATAGAGTCTGAGATAAAAGGAATATGCATATCCCAAGATTCTCCGAAAATTCTATTTGTATATGTATAATGAATTTTTCTTCCCATATCTATTGTAGAATCTTTAGACAATCTACTTACCATTAATTCTACTTCAAATTGGTTTCTATCTTTCATTGGATTTGTTATACCATCTGTTCTTCCAATAGCGGTATTTCCTTCAATAAATAAAATATTTGGATCAGAATCTTTTAAAGCATGTTGATATAAATGCCCCTCATTATTCTTTTTAGTTGGGTCTAAATCTAAAGTAAGTGAAGTTCTTCCTGAAAGTGAAGCATTTCCTTCATTAGCACTAGATTTTCCACCAACTCTTAAAATTTTAATCCCATGTAAAGAAGAGTAAGGTCCTAAAATAATATTAGTTCCAAAACGTCCAGTTGACGCTTCAGATATAAGAAGTTCATTTTCTCCTTCTCCTAAGTCCACTTTTCCTAAAATTTTTCCTTGTCCACGAAATTCTATTTTTTTACCTATTTTTGTTAAACTAATATGACTATTTTGTAAAAACTTTCCTACCCATTTATTTTCAGCTAGATTTGTTGTAGAACCTAAAAAGAAACCATATCTTTTTGCAAGATCCTCAATTTCTATTTCTTTATTAGTTTTTGCTGTTCCAGCAGCACTTGTTAAAGCTTTATATTTATAAAAATCTTTTGCTAACTGTACTTGTCTTTTAGAATAACGTGACTCAAACCATTCTATATCTGCTTGTGTTATCCAAGATGGAGGATTAGGATTCCCATATATATACATATAACCTAAAGCAGTAAAATCAGGATCATTTTGTAAATCATTCCATTTTTTGTTATTATCTTCATATTCTTTTTTTAATATTTCTAATTCTTTCTCTTTTTCAACAACATCTCTCATATATTCTTGAATGTCATTTTGGAAAGTGCTTCCTGGACCAAAAGGAGTTACCCATTTAGCATCAAAATCAGATTGAGACATAGCTCCATTTTTTACATTTTCTTTATCCCTAATATATCTATAAATATTTTTTTCGTTTTTTGAGGCATCAGCTGGTAATATTTTACCACTTTCAGCAAAATTAATTATATCTTGTAATGATCTTTCTCTGTTGTTGTCAGTATTTATAAGCATATCAGTATTTGAACTTAATTTATCTTCTACTATGATATCTCCTTTATTTGTATATAAGATTCTACCAGAACTATTTTGAGGATCATTATTTGGTTTATAAACATAGATATTGGTATATACAGTATCTTCAAATTTCTCATTATCTTTAATAATTTGCCCATTGGTACTTGTTCTTTCAACAGAAACAGGTTCTACTTTGTAATATACCTTCCATTCTTGTCCATTTTCTTTAGTATAGAGTTCTCCATCTTTTTCATAAACATTCAAATCAGGTCTTTTTTCTTTTAACTTTTCTAAAAGAAATTTACGAACTTCATCATTTGATTTTCCTTCAATTTTTTTATAGTACTCATCCATTGTAATACCTAATTGATTTCTATTAGCAAAGTTAATACTTTCATATCCACCATTTATAAGATATGTGTCAGTTTTTGCATTTTTTTGGATATCTAGTTCTTTATTAAAATCATTAGTTCCTTTAATAATAATATCATTTGCTACATTTCCATTTCCAAAATAGAATCTCTTTTGATTACCAACTGTTGTATATGAAAAATTATCATAATTTCCATTTGCTTTTAAAGCATCTGTTCTCTTTTCTATAATAGAGGGTAAATCTAAATATCCTTTTGTAAGATTATTTTTTTTATCTAATTGAACAGTTCCATAGTTTCCTTTTTCTTCATATCCTGTAAATTGTGTAACAGCAATTAAATCTATATTATCACGAAGTCTTAATTCTTTTTCTGTACTTTTATAAAAATAAGAACGATTGATTCCTCTTTGTCTATTATGCTCATCTACCATTCTTAATAAATTTTCATAGGCTCCTCCTTCAAAAGTTTCTACATTTTCACTTTTTAAAGGAATTCTATAATGACCTCTTGGACTATATATACTTTTTTCTTCTGCATTCGCTTGATTTATTAATAATATTAATGCTATAATTGTCAAAATTTTATGTTTCATCTTTATACTCCTCTTAATTAGAATCTAACATTCATTTCTAAGTAATAAGTTTTTTCTTGTAAGACGCAAAATAATTTGATAAAAATTTTAAAATAAAATGATAAAAATATGATAAAATAAAATGATAAAAATAAAATAGAGGTGTATTATGGTAAAAATTAATTTATATGATCCTTTTGGAAATTTTATAACAACAATAGATTCCAAAACTGAGGATATAAAAACTGAAGATACTGTTGGTATTTTGACTATTCCAAATATTATGCTCTCAATCAATCCCTCTGGAATTAGTTTAAATATTGATATAAAGAGAGATATATTAAAAAAAATTATGAATTTTATCAAAGAATATAGTGAGATTAATTTGAGTGTAATGGATTTAAAAGAAAAAGATATTGATAAAGGTTATGAATATGAACTTTATACTATAATCTCTCCTGAATTAAAAAAATAAGAGCTTTTTAAGGCTCTTTATTTTTTATATCTTCATTTGTATCATCTTGCTTTAGCTGTTTAAATAGTTTCTTTATAGGAAAAGGTACTATTAATCCCATTTCTTTAAGATTTTCCACTATACTTATTCCTTCTGTTCCTACTACACTACAAATCATCATAATTTTGAAAGAAATAGGAAATCCAAGAATAGTTATAGGAACATTTAAGTTATTTGCTATTATTAACCTATCTAGTGCAGCTCCAACAACTACTGCAAATATATATCCAGTTTTTTTAATTAAACCCTTGTACCCTGTTTTAGAGGATAATTTCTTTTTAAGTAAGCTCCTTAAATAACCTGTAATATAATCACAAGCCATAAATATAAACATTACCTCCATAGATATACTCCAACCACCTATAAAATAACTTAAATAGCTTCCCACAATTATTCCAAACTTTATGATCCCCTTTTCTTTCTCCATTACCCTCACCTATAATTTTAATTTTTCTTTCATCTCTTTATTATATTTTATAGCCTCTTTTGTATGGTCTATAATAGCTTGTTCAACATAACCTTCATTTTTGATTTTTCTTTTCCAAGAAGGCTCTCCAAACATTCTTACAGCATGATACATTGAAACTCTCTTATAAGTTGATACTCCATGCTCTTTCATAATAAAAATAAATATTTTATCTGCCCAATAACGATTTATAAAAGTATCATTTAATTCAGAGTACAAGTAATCATGAATGATTGCAGACCTAGTATATTTACCAAATGGTGGAAAAAATACCCATAAAATTCTAGGGACACTTGCCAAATCAGTAATAAAACCTTTTGGTACTATTATAACGAAACCATTTATTTCATACTTATACTCTTCTTTTAAAATCCACTTATTATCACCTATTGGTTCAGTTAGTAGTGGACTTAATTCCATTTTTTCCTCCTATTTTTTGGATTCTTTTAGTTTTTTAAAGAAAGGTTGTAGTTCTTGTACAGCATCTTCAATAGTTTTTTCATTGATAAAAATACGAAGTTTACCTGGTAATCTTGAAACAAATTCTTGGACTGCTTGTTTCTTTAAAGCACCCAATCCTTTCCCTTCAAAACTAATCTCAGCTGCTACTACTTCTTTTATAACAGCTTCTTTTCCACTGTATCTCCATTTTAATATAAAATATACTATCCCTGCTACCAATGTTTCCAATACTTTCCATAATAGTTGTTTATCCATTTTTATTCCTCCTATTTTTTGATTTTTTTAAACTCTTCATCAGATAATAACTCAAAATGAGGTCCATCATAACTTCCTCTTTGAACTTCATCTTTTGTACTTCCATTTAAGTTCCAATCTGCTCCACGCCTTGCTTTTATCCCTAATTCTTTTGCACACTCTAAAAGAACTTCTCCAATTTTGTTAAATTTTTCTGCATCATTCCAATCCTCTTGTTTAAATGGATAGGGAATAAAATCAAATGCTCTACTAGGGGTTTCACAATGCTTACTATTCATTATTTTTGAAAAACCTTGTTTAATTTTTTTTCTCTGTTCCTCTGCTGTTCGATGCCCTTCAATTATAGTAAATTCAATTCTCTGTATAGCTAGATTTGCTATTTTTACTAAATCTGGATGACATCCTGCAAGATTGTCTAAACTTCTTTTACTAAACTTTCCCATTTTTTCCTCCTTCTATTTCCACTCTATTTTCTCAATTTCTTCTGCTGATTTAGCAGTAGATAATTTTATAGATAACTCACCAAATTTATCAAATATTTTATCTTTTCTTTTTATAAACTCTGTTAGAACATTCATTATTCGAGCATATGTAAAATTTTTTATACTATTATCTGCAAGTATCCAGTTTCTTGTATCTGTTTCTGCAACTTCTCCTGTGCCTAAGATATAATCAACTTCCCAAAAATTGTCTAAATCATCTTTTCTAACTTGAAAAGTATCTCCATTTACTGTAATATTCTCATAAAGTTTTTGCATTCTAATACTTTTCAATTCTTCTCTTTTGCTATTTTTTACCTCTTCCAAATTTATAACCCACTCATTATTCTGCCATTTGTGATATTTTGAAGGTTTTTCAATTTTTAGAAGTTTCTTATTTTTTATAATTTCTCCTTCCTCTAATGTTACCTCTATCCCAGCTTTAATTTTTTCTTCTTTTTTCATTTCTCTAAGACCATTTTCATCTTGAATAGGATATTGAAATTCTTCTTCTGTTATTATCATATTTTCTCTATATTCTGGGTAGTAACTTAAAGGATTATTTTTTACATCATCTAAACAATGGGCATATACTGAATATTGTTTTTCTATACCTTTATAAAAATTTATTGTTTTCATTTTTTATTCCTCCTTTCATTTTTTTATCAGGATACTTATTTCATCATAAGTGAATCTGTATAGATTGGAAAATCTAATCACAATAGAATCTTATCAAAACTGGAATATTGGAAATGGTTTAATATCTAGTTCAGCAAAAGTCTATAAAATTGGAGAGTTGAAATTTGTACATATATCTTTTACAACAAATAAGGTTTTAATTAAGTTTAATTTCAAATTCCCAATTACTTTCAAAGAGCCTCCTTATGTATCTTATACAGATAATGGTGGAGATGCTACTATTGGAGTACCTTTTGGTATAGATTGGGCTACTACAACAGGAGTCTTACTTTCAGAGGTTCAATCAGCAACGATGCTTGTAGTAGGGATTTAAAATAGAAAAATTGAGCAAATATAAAAATTAATATCCAATTGCAGTACAGAAAAACTGTCCTGTTCCAATGGTATTATTTGCCTTAAAACCATTTTTATCAAAAATCTCTAAGGCTGGCTCTGTATTCCTTATTCCATCGTTTTCTGTAAGAATACATACCAGGCATTTATTTGGAAAAGCAGTATAAAAGTTATATCTGTTTAACCCTATTTTTGATGGATAGCTATAAACTTTAATTATAAGTCCACCTATGTTAGTTTCAAAATTTCCATCACCTTTATTTAAAGTGATTAAATTTTCCAATCTCTCAAAAAGGGAGTAAGAGTCAAATGGAATATAGTTATTAATATTTGGAGATATATCACTATTGTCATTTTTGCAAATATATAGTTTTTTTGTGTTATTATCCCAATATGCTTTACCAGATGTTTTTAATCCTGGTTTATTTAATATTCCCCCATAGTCTTTTCCTGTCATTTGCGTGAATTTATTACCTTCTAAAACAGTATCTTCAGAAACTCCAAATGGTTTATTAAAAGCAGTTTCTTTTGTTGTTATTACTGGTTCTTTTCCTTCATTACTCTTTTTTAATTTTAAAAAACTATCCTCTATTTTTTCCCAACATTCATTCCAAAATTCTCTGAACTTACCTTTATAGTTTGCTTTCCAAACTGGTAATTTTAGTTCTTCTGTTACTTTTTCAACCTCTAACCGACCTTGTGGATCTTCTATCCATTTTGCCATTTTTACCTCCTTGAAATTTTTAACTTCTCTATATCTTCAAGTTTCATTTCTTCTAATTCTTTTAAAGTATACATCTCAATATAGTATTCTTCCCTAGCAAGAGTTATTTTTTCAATTTCTTCCAGTGTCATTTCATGTAACTCAGAAATTAGATAATCTTCTATGTAAATTCCAAATTTAACTTCAAGACCTACTCCCGCAGCCTTAATTTTTCTAACTACCTTAAAGATTTCTTGTTTATCTAATTTTTCTGGAATGCTTATAAGAATTTTAGCTGATAGTTCAATTATTCTAAATTCTTCCTTATTTAGCTTAAAATATTCAGATAAAATCCTTTGAATTTCTTCAGGACTTCCTAAAAATTGTAAAAGTGATATTTCAAATTTTAGTATTCTTCTGTATTCTTCATCAGAAAGTCCATTTCTTAAGACTTTAAAATTTCCTCCTAAGAGGTCTAAAAGATAACCCTTACTTTTATCTATATCATTAAATAAAGCTAGTTCATTAAACATTTTTCTAATGTTCAAATGCTTTTCATAAATGATTTCAAACAACTTTTTTACATAAATTGTATTATGATATATATGCGGGATTCTATCCAAATTCAATTTGTAACCACTATTGTTACATTATTTTCATTTCCAATTGCAACTTCTTTTCTAGACAAAATATAATCAGTTTCCCGCTCACTGTATTTAGTGTCTCCTAGCTTCAATCTTAATGTTTTTATTCCACTTGTATGTTTATAGATTTCTCCAATTAATTTATATAAATAAATTGTTCCAGCAGGCTCTATTTCTGATAAATAATTTATAAATATGTTATTAATTACTTTTTTAAATTCATCTTTCCAAACCTCCTTAATAGTTGTAATTTCTACTTTTAAAAAGATTTGTTTTTCTATTGCTCTACTAAAACCCACACTTATTTCTTCAAATTGCTTTGTTATATCTCCTACTGCTCTAATTCCTGCAAGTTTATATTCATATAAGGCTTGTAGTATATTTTCATCAGTATCTCCAAAACAAATTGCTTCATAGCTATGTGCTACTCTTCCCTCTGCATCAAAATCATCAGTGTCATTTTCTAGTACCTGGCACTTTTTGACATTAGTATTTTGAAGTATATAGTTCTTAATTCCTTCAGTAGTAAAAGAAGTTTTCCTATCTATTCTTTCTAAATACCTTTCTCTTAATCCAGTGTCTGTTTCTAAATCAGCTCCACCAAATGTTCCTATTTTATTTTTGATTGACTTAATTCCTGATATAATTTCAGTTTGTTTTGTTATTTGCCCTGCTGAAACATTACCATTTTTACCTGCTTCTAATGCAATTATTTCCAATTGTAATGGACTCTTTTCTACTTTAACTGCTCTTGTATTTAATGTTATAAACTTTTCCTTTGATTCTGTTTCAACTCCCCAAGCTTGTGGTATTATAGTCCCTACATCTGCTTCTATTTCTACCTTACCTGTTGCTTTTTGTGACTTCTTCCAAGTCATATTTAAATGTGAAGTTATTGCATTTAAAGAGTTTCCAACTGCTGTATAAACGTTTAAATTATTATAAACAGCTAAACCTTGTAAATAACTATCATATTCTTCAGCAGCATCAAATTTTAAAAGAGGAATAAGGACATTACTATCTGTTTCTCTAATGTTTGGCTTTACTGTCTTGAAATCAGCAAGTTTTCTTTGATAAATTTCTTCTACTGTTGGTAATTCAAAACCTTTTTCAGTTATCATAATGTATATATTTCCCCCTTTATCTTAATTTTTGCTACTATTCTATTTTCCACAAATTCAATACTTTGTATTTTTTCCACTTCTTCATATTTTGAAATGGTTTTGATAAGCTCTTGAATTATCTTTGATTGATTATTTTTTATCTGAAGTAATCCTTTATTTTCTTTATTCAAATAGGGTACTCCATACAATACATTTAAAACCCATTGTTCTTTATTTTGTTCCAACTCAACCCTTATAGCTTGGATAATATCTTCAACACCATCAACAAGTTCACACACACCATTTTCATCAAAAACTATGTCACAATTATTATTTAATTTTACACTTGTTCCCATAATTTCCTCCTATTGTGCTTTACTCGTTGAAGTTTGAGGATTAGATCCAGGATTATATTTATGTGTATGGTCATTTAAACTTATCCCATTTCCTGTAACATCTCCACTTGCTCCTATGCTTCCATTAACTGTCACTGTTCCAGTCTGTGTAGTATCTCCTACTTGAGTAGTATTCCCATTTATTGTGACATCCCCATTTATAGTAACATTGCTTGTAATTGTAGTTTTATTACTTCCAGCAATTATATTTATGTCCCCATTGCCTTTTATTTTTATTCTTGTCCCTGCTCCTGTTAAAATAATATCTTCTGAATTATTTTCATAGCCCCCTTCACAACTTCCAATAATGTATGGTTCATTAAGGCTAAACCTTTCTAAACTTGTATCTTCTGATATAGTAGATTCTGAAAATCCTACCCAAACCTTATCCCCTTCTTTGCGTGGAAATTGAAGTTTCCAATCTCCAAATCTAAGAAAATCAAGTTTTACATCAATTAGAGTTGGATATTTTGTTAATTTTCCACAAAGTACCCTTTGAGGTATTATCTCAACTGTACAAGTTCCAGCACCATAGTCAACACTCTTTATAATTGCTGGTAAAGATGTATGTATTTCATTTTGTGTGTCTTCAATCATTGTTTTTATTATTTCTAATTCCATTAGAGCACCTCTAAAATTGCATTTACTGAAAATGTTTCAACATCTCCAGCTGTGTAAGTGCATTCTTTAACTATTCCTTCTCCATTCCATACTGAAGACTCTATTTGCAGTTTTTGTCCTATTTTTACAAGTGGAACTAAAAATGCTTCTATTGTATACTTTTGCTTTTCTTTCTTTTTCTTATCTTCTTTTTTATCTTTTTTTACTTCAGCTTTTTCTTGCTGTTTTTCAACTCTAACTAAACCTTGCTCACTTCCCAGTTTTAAAGTAGTGCTATATGCTTTTCCTGGAACTTTAAATTCAATAGTTGTGTCACTAAACCTTGCAATTGTTCCAGTATCTTTTGCTAAAATAGAAACAACATTAGAAAGTCTATTAGAAAATACTTTCCCATTTGGATAAACAGTATCTTTTGCTAATTCCTTAACATCTATTTTAAAAGGAATACTTTTTTCCAATTGTTTCAGTACTTCACTTGCTTTAATTCCTGCTTTAAACTGTACATTTACAGCTGTATTTGTATAAGCACGGTTATTAGGACTTGCAACAATAACTGTTACTAAATCATTTCCATCTCTATATGTTCTTATACTTTCAACTAAACCTCCAAATATACTTTGATGTAATTCTCTATAACCTGCATCAATATTAACTATTTGATTTGCTTGGAGTTTATTTTTTGTAGTTTCAGACAAGTTATATATTTTAATGGTAGCTGTGTCACTTTTATTATCATCCGTACATTTAACATCAAATTCTATATCAATGTCTTCATAATTAAACACTAACTCTCCAATAGTTACTACTCTCACTTGTTTCCATAATTTAGCCATTATAATCACCTATCAGAAAAAATTTGTAATCTTTGTTAAGATTTTGAGGAGTTATCTTATCTCTTTCTTCAGCGAAATCATTTATTTTTATACATCTTAACTGTTGTAATTTCTCAATTCTTACAAGAGACAAAAAATTTATATCAGGAACTAATCTAAAAAAACCAGTTATTCTGTTTTCATCAGAGTCTAATATAGATACATAAATATAGGTGTCTACATTGTTATAAATTAAATCTAATTTTAAATTACTTCCAATATCAGCTATTATTCCGTTTTGTTCTATTCCTTCAACATCTATTTCTAATGCCTTTATCATATTAATCCCCCTAATTGTTTAGCTGATGATTTTCCTCTTTCTTTTTCTTTTACTTTTGCTTCTATTTTTGCCTTTTCAGTATTAGTTGCACCTTTTACTTTTGCAGTAGTTCTTCTCTTTTTTCCACCAGTACTTTTAGCTTTTTTATAGTCTGTTTTTACATCAGTTGACTTAATTTCTGCAACTGTTATTTGTCTTAAAACTATATAATAAGTAAAACAATCTTTCTTTGTGTAATCTTCTATTTCTTCTATACTTTCAATTACAATATTTTCGTATTTATCTCTGCCAGCATAATAGAAAAGTACAGGTTCTCCTACTTCAAGCATTTGTTCTAAATTTTTTCTATTAAATTCTTTTTGATTAGAATTGTCTACAACAGTTATATTTATAAGCATTGCTTCTTTTCTGACTGTATCAGCAATATTAAATCCTTTTTCAACTCTTCTATTTGTAACAGTTGCAGACATGGTTCTTGATTTTTCTGAAATAATATCAAGCTCTACATCCCCAAGTTTTGATTTTTCTTTTCCCTTGTTAAAATAATCTCCAATCATTTGCATTAAGTTATTAAATAAACTCATTCTAAACCACCTGCTTGAGTGTAGTTACCTCCAATTTCTGCTCTTAGTCTTTGCTTCTCTTCTTCCTGAATTCTTCTTACAACACCTTCAACCTTTTTAGCAATATCATTTTGCACTTCTCCTGTAACTTTTATTTCATATTTTGAATTATTTACGTATTCAAATTTTCTATTTTCTTTTTTTACTACAGATTTTTCCACTTTTTGTTTAGTATCTTGAGCTATTTTTTTATCAGGTAATCTTGGTACATAATAAGCTTCAGCTTTTGTAATTTCTTTATTTTTACCATCTAAAAGTTGCTGTATTTCTCTATTTTTACTAGAAACTTCATAATTAGTTCCTGTTTTGTTTTCATAAGAAAATCCATAAGTTGATAAAGGGGTAATAGGTGCTGAACCTGGAATTACTACTCTCTTTTCTACTGGAAAAGCGATATTTCCTTGATTTTTTTGAACATATTTCATTGTTTCAAACTCTTTCTGTTGTTGCTTCATTGCTTCATCAAGGACATATTTTTGATACATATCATCTGTTTTATTCCAATTCTGTCCTGCTCCATATACCTTATCCCATCCTGAACTAATGTTAGATGTTACATTATTCCAATTCATGCCTTGAAAATCTCCTTCAAACGCTTTAAAAGTGTTCCCAACCAAATCTATAACTACTCCACCAGTAACACCCCAGATCATTTGTAACATTCCAGCTCCTGATTTCAATAAATCAAGTAGATCTGATAATACCTTAGTTGTTAGAGTAATTTTTTCTATTCCTGAATCAGACTTATTTATTAGTAAATCCCAGAAGTCAGCAATGCCTTTTCTTAAATCTTCAAATCTATAATCAGTTCCAGTAAATTTAAGAATTGCATTTATAGCATCTTCTGTAAAACTTTCTTTCCCAAGAAATGCTGCAAATATATCCTCAATTATCAAGAAACCGCTAATAATCGGAAATTGTTTTAATAACAAAAATCCAGTTATTAATTTAATAGTATTTCTTGCTTCTGGTGGCAATGCTTTAAGAACATTAAATATTCCCCCTATTGTTCTAGTTATAGTGTTAAATGCTCCAGCTCCTGCTTTTATAAGCCCACCTAAAAAATCTTGAATCCACTCAGCATTATCAGCAATCATACTCCAAAAATCTGCTCTTGTATCTCTTACAAGTCCTCCAATATACTCGTAAACATCTCCTATTCTATTTTGAGCTGAAACTATCTTTCCTTCTGGAGTTTTTAAAAACTCAGCATTTTGTTCTCCTACTCTTTCTTTAATTTCTTTTGCTAATATAGCTACTCTCTCTTGTTGAGTAGCATTCTCAAAGACTTTTTGAGTATGTTCATCTAGTACAATCCCAGCTTGTTTTAATGCTCTAACTTGACCACTTGTAACTGCTATCCCTAAAGATTTACTCCATTTTTCTGCATCCATTGAAGTTGCTTTTAAACCTTTTTCAGCAACCATTAAATTTTGAACTTGTGGTAATAACTCTCTGATACTTTCTTCATTCAATTTAAATGCTGCCAACTGTCTTATTCCAGCTAATGATACTTCATCTCCAACTACTCCTGTTTTTTGAAGCTCAGAAGCATAATCTTTTAGACCCTGAATTTGCTCATCTCTAAAATTTTGTGCTCTTAAAGTTGCATATAATTTTGTTTCATTTTCTAATTGTAAATTACTAGCTTCAACAGCTTTGTTATATTGTCCTATTAAACTTGATATTGCAAAATATCCAGCAGCCATTTGGAATAAACCATTACTTGCTACAGATTTTAAAGATGACAAACTAGACTTTAAGCCATTTATTTGATTATTTACAGCTTGAAATCCTTGTCCTTTTAAGTAGCTCATTATGTTTATACTTAAAGTTCTAATTGCCATCTTTTATTTCCTCCACATACCTTATAAGTCTGTCAAAATATCTCTGTAATTCTCTCACAGTATAGTTTTCAGTATCCTTAAAATTTTTAGTATATCCACTTATGCAAGTAATCATATATTCTATACTTTCAGCATTATATTTAATATCATTACATTCTACGAAATGTTTCCCTAATTTGTACTAAATAAAGTAATTCACCTACTTGCTTAAAAACTTCTTCTCCCATTTTTACAAGCTCATGGTATTTGTAATCATTAACATCTTTTTTTAATCTTTTTAAAAAGAACTCTGCAACATAGGCAGGATTATGTTTATTTTGTCCAACAGATGTTAATATTTCTTGTGCTAGATATAGATCTTTTTCACCATTTTCTTTTTTTAAAGATAGTTCCAAATCTCCATATTTTACTATGTCAGGAATGTTCAATAATTCTTCAAGTTTTGGATTAGTATCTGCTGGATATTTCAAAATTTCTTCACAATACCCTACTAAATCATTATCTGAAAATCTTTTTTCAAGCTCAAGAATATATTGTGAAGGTTGCTCCATTAAAATTATTTTTTTATTATTTACCATTAATTCTTCTTTTTTCATCATTCACTCCTATTTCAATAAGTCATTTGTTTCTTTTAAATCAATAACTCTTATTTGCCATTCCCTTGCCTTTGGTGCTTTTTCAGCATTAAAGTCAGCTATTTTTACAAAATGTGCCTTTGAAGCATTTGATCCAATATCTCCATTGAAGTTTCCATCCACAACTAAAACTCCAAATTCTTTTGCACTTGAAGCAAGTTTCTTAAGAGTAACATTTAATGGACTTGCAGCTAAGACCTTTAAAGTGATTAAAGCATTTCTATTATTATGCTCTACTGTAATTGAATCTCCATCTACTCCAGTTATAACCTCTCTAAAATCTTCCTCATATGCAACTGTAAATTTCACATCTTCCCCAAAGTCATACATTCTGATTCCATCTATAATTAAATCCACTTTATTTGGATTATAGTTATAATGATTTTTTGGCATTTTTTACCTCCTTTCTATACTGCAAAATAAAGATTTATCCTAGATTCTTTAATTCCATAAGTATAGTAACAATTGATTTTTACACCTGTTAAGATACCTTTTAAAATGTCATTTTGTGGAATATCTTCAATAGGAATAAAACTAATAGTAGTTTTACCTTCTGCTAATGCCCCCATAGCTTCAAATTTTCCAGTCCTTTTTAAAATCGTATCTTTTAATGGTCCCATATCATAAAATGTTGGTTTTGGTGTAGCTTTAAGCCATAAAGTTATATCTTCTTCTAATCTAAATTGAAGAGCCTTTGCACAGTGCTCGAAGTCAATGCTATTACCATTAATAGTTACTCCATTAGCAAGTCCTAATTGCCCTTTCATTGAAGCTACATAATTACAATTTAAAGAATCTAATTTGCTTTGCTCTGCTCCAAACATTCCACTATCTATTGTTCCATTTATTAATTTATTTGCTATTAAAGTTGAGCCTGGAAACTTTGATATAGCATAACCTGCAACAGCACCTGCTACTGATTCATCATTTTTACTAAAAAATAAAGCTGTTGTATCTTCTCCAATTGACTTTACTTTACTATCCACATTCATTACATCTTCATCTTTTGAGGCTTCTGCAAACAGCATTTTTCTTCTTGCACCAATTTCTTTTGAAATTTTAGCAATTTCTGCAATATCTGTTGTATCTACAACTGTTCCAAACCAATCATTTTTTACATCATCAAATAATTCTTTATATTTGCTGTCTTGAACTTCTTTACCATAAAGTAATACTTCCTGTGCTCCTGCATTAAAGACTGCTTGAAGTATTTTATATACATCATCATCAGAAGTTAATCCTATAACATCTTCAATTTTATTTATTTTTTGTTCAGTAATTGCTTTTTTTACTGAAAATACACCTATTACATTAACTGTTGCTTGTGCAACTGGTGCAGGTTTATGAACATCTAAAAACACTATTTTCTTTTCAGTTCCTACTATTATTGACATTCCTTCCTCCTTATTTTGCTTCTATATCTATTTCAACTTTTTCAATGTATTCTATTTCAGCAATATTTTCTTTGAGAGTGTTAATATACATATCAAAGCTATATCTTTCTGTATAACTATCTTTAGTTAATTCTGATAAATCTACTGTTGTTGTAACTTCCTCTATAACTATACTTTTTCCACTTCTTGCTATAATCCAATCAAAGCCTATTTTATGCTCAAATTTTTCTTTTATTTTTCTTACATCTTCAAAACTTTCATTTTCAGATAAAGTAAAAGAAAAACTTACAACATGCTGATGAACTTCATATTGTTTAAAAATCCCTTTTTTCCCTTCTTCTCTATCTTCAAATTTATTTATAGTTTTGTTACTAAGAGTTCTTGAAACTATACGAGGTAAAGTTAAATTTCTATCATATTTAAAATCAACACTTGGCTTTATTTGGAACTTAGCATTTATTTTTTTCATTTCTTTCAATAAAAAAACTTCAAGTTCTCTATTGTCCATTTCTCATCAGCTCCAGTGAAAACTCTACAAAATCCGTATAAATTCTTGGTAATATTTCAGTTACTTTATATTTATAACCTTCAACTTCAATAACATCATCCAGTTTTAATCCAACAACTTTTAAAGTTTTTCCACTTAAAACACCTATAATTCTTCCACCATCTTGTAAGTTTGGATTATATCCTTTTAAAGCTTTCTTACATATAAGCATTGCAGCATTAAATTTATAATCTTTTCCTTTTGGATTATCAATATCACCAGTTATTTTTCTAGTTACTTTATAAGTTTTTAATTCTTCACCAGCAAATTCATCTAAGATAAATTCCATAATTACTCCTATTCAATCTTATACTTAACACTTCTTACAAGAGCTCCAGTATCATAAAGAGGTTTGTCACTTCCCTTAGCTTTTACTGTACTTTCTGCTAGTGCTGCATAAGTCCCATTTAATATCATTTCTCTAACTTTTTTTACTACATCTTTTCCAACAGTTTCAAAAGCCTTATGTGCTGTCATTTTTCCATCTGCAATTTTATCTATACATCTTTCCATAAGATTTGAAATATCATCATAGTGTGCATCAAAAGTTGAACGAAAGAATGGACGAGCTGGAAAAGGTACATCAAAATCATCACTTCCATATTCCATAAGCATTGCTATAAAATCTACCTTAATTCCACCAGGATATGTTGCTTTATCATCAATATAGATAATTAGTTTTAATTTATCTAATTTTTCTAACTCTTCTTTAATTTTCTTATAACCATTATCTATATCTTGCATTAAAAACTTCTCCTTGAAAATCTTTTCATTATCCTTGCAGCCTCTACAGAAGCAAATGTTATATCTCCAATTTTTTGACTTCTGTCATAACTCACAGACATATCACTTATAGACTTACTTGTTATCCCTTTCCCAAGCCTTTTTATATCCTCATTCCCACCTGACATAATTGCATAGGCTTCTAATATTTGTGCCCTTTTTATAAGCTCTAAAACTCTTGGTTTATCCTTTTTTCTTGGAAAATTCTTTTCTGTCTTATATCCTTCCCTAGCACCAATATTTTCAATTTTGTCAAATGCTTGATACAAAGCTCTTTTTAGATTTTCTTCATTAATATTTGAATATCTAACTTCTAAAAACTTTTTAGCTTCTTCAAGTTCAACATAGCCTATCATTTTTTACTTCCTTTTTTCTTTTCATCATGTTCTTCAACATTTTCTTGATTTTGTTCTTCAATATTTCCAGTTTTTTCTTCTTGTACTTCTTTTATTTCTTCAATAGCTGGATTTTTTAATAATTCTTTTGCTATTGCTTCATCTACTTCAATTTCTCCATTAACAAAGTTATACACTTCTCCATTGCAATATACTGACACTTTATCAAATGTTTTATGTTTTAATTTCATTGTTCCTCCCTTTTAGGAATATCCCTGACCTCATTGTCAGGGACATTGTCTTTTTATTATTTTTTTAAACCAGTTATCATTCCCATTGTGTGGATATTTCTAACTTCAATAGTTAATTCAGAAAGTATTAAACCTTGTGTAGAATCTCCTCTTTTCCCCATATACTCATGAAATAAATCTCTACCTTGTAATGGTCTTAATGTTATATCATCATGATTTAAAATTAAGATTTCAGTTGAACGAAGGTTGTTTGAGATTATTATTGGTAATGTTCCAAAGTCAGTAGCCACATGAGTTGCAACAGCCCCTAATGTAGTATTTTCAGGATTTGATTTAATATAATCTTTTAGTAATTTTGACATTTTCATCTTTTGCACTCCTGGAACATATAAAGCATAGTTTCCACCTGATAGATCCCCACCAGCATTAAAAATTTTCTTTAAGGCATTGCCTATAATTTCTAATGAAATTTCATTGTTTGAAGCATCAACTACTTGCCCTTTTGCTAAGAAACTTCTAACTCCGTCCATTCCTCTTTTTTGACCATTTTCAAATTTCTTTCCTGAAATTATTGCTTTTTCTATTTTTCCAACTACCTTATCCATTTTTCTTATTTGCTCAAATGTATAAGCATCTGTTCCACCACCTGAAGGTAGCGTTATTGCTGTTGCAGTTCCTGATAAAGAAATTTCTTCTCTTATAATTTGTGTATTATTATCATAGTTTACACCTGCTTTATAATTAGCACCTTGTAAATCTGCACCTTCTACTAAATTATCATTTATAAAGAATACTTCCTCACCAATTTCATAAGTTGCTCCTGCTGTTGTTCCAAGCTGTGCTCTTGTTACTGTTAAAGTATCCCCTGATATTGATGTAACTTGTACAACCTCATCTCCTATTGCTGCTAAGCATCCAGCAGTAAATATTGAAGCATCTTCAACAATAAATGATGTTGCTGCAGCTGCTGTTACTTTTGTTTTTATAGCTGTTTGTGTCCCTTCTGATGAGTAGTCAACCCAAGAAGTTTTCGCTTGTGTTGTCGGATTAATGTTTCCTAAGTTCACCAAATTAATATACAAAGGTGCTTTATTAGCATTTGTATAAGCTAAAGCTGGTGTTAAATCTTCCTTTTTCCCTACGATTCTTTCAATTGTTATAATATCTGGCATTGTTTGTTCCTCCTATTTTTTTTCTAATTCTTCTTTTTTACTTATTAAAACCATTATTTTTGCTCTGTTTTGTTGTGAAGGTTTCTTACTTAATTCTTCAATTTCTTGATTTATTTTTTCAAGTTCAGTTGCAGGAGTTGTTTTTGGTAGTCCTGGTGGAGTTGTTTGCCCTCCTGGTACTCCTGGATTAAATAAATCTTTATATGTTTCTTGAAGTTTTGTAAGTTGTTCATCTAAACCTTCAATTTTATCATCTTTAAAGTTAATTTTTGAAAAGTCTATTTTTGACATTAATAAATCTCCATACTTAACTCCAGATAAAATTTTCCCTACTGCTAATTTTTTGATATTTTCTACTGTTCCACCTAAAACTAAACCTTGTTTTAAAGTGTCATCATTAACATCTATACCTAACTTTTCTTTTAAATAGCCTTTCACCATTTCCTCAGATAATTTAGATTTTAATTCTTTGTTTCCTTCTACAAATGCTTTTACTTCATCTTCAGTAAGTGGAGTTTTTACTTCTTTTGTTTCAACCTTAGTTTCAACTTTACTAAAACCATTCTTACTTAAAAAGTCCTTATTTTCTTCTTTTTTTAAATAGTCAATTACTTCTTGTTCATTTTCTATCATTCTTTATTTCCTCCTTGTTTTACTGGTTCTGCCCAACATCTACATCCAAACTCTTGCCCTGGTAAAATATCCTCATCTACTCCAAAAATTTTTCCATCTTTTTCAACATGTTCCATTCTTACATAGTTATCTTCCATAGTTCTCCAGATATATTTTTCTATACCATTTTCAAGCCATAAATCTTGAAGTTGATTAGCATACAAGTTTCCTGCCTCATTTCTTGCCCAAAGTTCATTTCTTCTATTAGCCCATTTTTGAAGTTTATCAATATCATTAGCTCCTAAACTTTTTTTACTTTGTAACTGATCAATTAATGCTTTCATTTCTTTGTTTGGTGCATAATTAGCATTTAATTGACTTATAAGTTTATTAATATCAGTATTTGAAATGCTCCCATTTTTTAATTTTTCAAACCTAAAATTAATGGTACTATCAAAAGTTTTTAACAAATTTTGTATTTCTTTTTCTCTTGTTTTACCTAACTGATCCTTAAAAGTTTCTTTTATATTCTGTACCCTTAGATAGTTCTCCCTAATCCAATATTTTGCCCCTTTTAAATCAGTTTGTTTTAATTCTTCATCAGTTAAAGTTCTCCAACTCTTAAAAACCTCTTTGTTTGTAGCAATAGCAACATTCTTTAAATCTTCAATAATTTTCTTTTTTTCTTTATTATCAAAATCAACATCTGAAAAATCTTCCATTGTTGATTTTTTCATTTTTTTTAAAATTATCTTTGAATTTAGATTGAACACTCTTCGTAAAGTATTTTCAGCACTATGTGGAAAAAGGCTTTTTTTCTTATTCATTTAAACCTAACTCCTCCATCAATTCATCAGCTTGTTTTTTTATAAGACCTGCAACTCTTTCTTCTGTATCCAGTTGAGATAAAGTATGTAATGCTTCTATTAGCTTAGTCTTATATGCTAAGTCACTTTTTAATCTTTCAATTTCTTCATCAATATCAACATTACCAATATTGACATATTTAATTGCACTTTCTACACTTAAAATTCCTGATGTTATTCCTTGAGCTGCTATTATTATTTTTTCCCCAACTCCAAGACTTAAAATGTCCTTACCACTTATTGTGATATCTAATTCACCATTATAAATTGTTGAATATCCCCATTTAATTATTTTTTCAAAACCTGCAAATATTCTATCCCTTTTAGTTATAACAGTTGATATAATTCTTTCTAAATCTCTTCTTTTTGCTTCTCCTGATGCAGGTATTCCATTTTTATTAAGTCCAAATGCCTGTTCATTTGTTCCTGTTGCGATATATATTTGCTCAACAATTCCAGTTCTATGTGTCTTCCATTCCTCAGTTTTGGTTTTTAATTCAATTTGTTTGAGATCCTTGTCCTCAGGATCTACTATTATGACCCTGTCATTTATTTTTACAGTTAAATTTCCCTCTTCATCATATTCCAAAGCTCCCTCTGGAACTTGAAGCAATGGATTTGCAACTTTATCAAATGCTTGGCTTGTTAAAGTATCTCCAACCACAAGTTCTCTATTTAAAATAACTAAGTCTTCAACATAATCACTTCTTTTAAAAAGATTATGTACTTCTACAACTTGCCATCCTTTATATGTTTTTTTCCAACCCTTGCCATCTTTTATTGCTCCATATTGAGTTAAATCAGCCTCATAGTCTATTTCCTCAAATTTTTGACTTTCTACTTTATACTTTCTATATTCTGTGCACCCTTCACTGTATATTTCAGCTTTTAAAATTCTTTTCTCTTCATTAAAAATTACATATTTTTCTATAATTTCTTCACTTAAAATGCTAGGCACTGTAAAATATTGAACAGGTGCAATTATATCTAAATATAGACTGTTATCAACTATAAAGCCTTTTAATAAAAGTTTTCCTCCATAGCTTTGAATTGCTACTGCTTCTGATGTCTTATCTTGTAAATCAATTTTTTCTAATATATTTTTTTTCTCTTCTTCTAAATTTACAGTCGGTTCACTATTAGAAGCAAATTCAGCATATAACTTAGTGATTGAACCAAGTATATTATTCCCTACTATAAGGTCTTTAAAAGATTTTTCTCTTCTTACAATAGTATTTCCTTCTCTTACAAACTCATAATATTTGTTATTGCTATCAATTACTCCCATATATTCAAGTTTTACTCTGCTAAGAACTGAGTTATAAAAAACTTCTGAAGACTTACCATCAAACAGCTTTTTATTTCTTTCAAAGTTCTTATATATTTCACTGCTTTTTAGCTTTTTATAGCCTTCATACATTTGTTCCATTTTTACCCCTTTAAAATCCATTTAAAAGCCTTTCAACTTTAATTCAATAATTTATACCTAAATTTATTAAAAATGTTTTTTGAAAGCCTATTGAACGATATTTTTTATATTAAATTCCTCTTGGTCGAACTAATTTTTTATTTTGTGAATTTCTTCTCTTTTTCAAATCACTTTCAAAAGCATAACGAGTAGCATCTATAGTATGATTATCTTTATCAACAAGTCTTGGTATTGTTTCTCCATATCTGTCAATATCATAGTCAGCTACTTGAAATTCTCTTGCAATATTTGGTGTCCTAGCTGGATCTATATATATTTCATTTTCAGCTAACCATTTTTCCCCACTTTCTACACTACCTTTTCCCTTCTTAGCACTATATGCTCTTATGCCATAGCTTCTTAATTCAGCAACTGACTTTGGTTCAGAGCTATCACAAGTTACTATTTCATTTCTTGGAATCATCTTTTTAATTGCTTTTGCTAGTTCTTTATTTGATTTTTGAACTCCATAATATTCGCTTATTGCATAAATTCTTTGCCTTGTTCTATCATAACCCCATCTAACAAATGCCACGGGATCTGTTGCATATCCCCAGTCAATACCATTTCTAAATGTATCTAGTGCCTTGATAAAAGAATCAGAGATTTTTTCAATTTTTAGTCTTGGAAATGGTACTATTCCACTTCCTATAACTTCTCCTAAGTAAACATTTCTATATCTAATTGGCTCATTTTTTTTCATTTCCTCAGCTTCTATTAAAAACTCTTTAGATAAATAAGGATTATTATAGTAATAAGAATGATGTACATAAGCACTTGTATTATTATCTACAATGTCATATTTTTTATTTATCCAATGATGTTTTCTCTCAGGTGGGTTATACGATAAGAATCCTTTGTACTTCAGTCCAGCTGGTAATACACCTCTTAGAATTGATTTTATGACTATATCTATTTCATCCTCTGTTGTAAATTCAGCAGCTTCTTCAACCCAAAAATATGCAGTTGGAAAATCAGCTGTTTTAAATGACTTTCTTTTCTCAGGTTTATCTACTCCAAAAAACATAAATTTATTTCCTCTTGGAGTATAAATTATCTCCATAGGTGATACTTTAAAAGTAAAATATTCTTCAACTCCTAGTTCATTGATAGCCCATTTAATTTGATCATATACACTATTTTTTAAAGTTTCCCCTACTTTTCTAAGCACTACTGCATTGACTGGATCTCTCATTATTGAAAGAACTAAAATTTCAGCAATATGTGTTGATTTAGCTGAACCTCTTCCACCTTTACAGACATATCTTGTATAGTTCCCTTGTTGCCAAGCTCTGTATAACTTATAGAATTGTGGTAGGAATATGTCACTTATCTTTTTCATCTTTGATGTCATCTATAAATACAACTCCTCCATCTTCTTCTTTTTTATTAGCTTTTTTCTCTTGCTCTCTTCTTTTATCCATTTTTTCCAAGACATTGGCAATTTTTATCAAAGAATCAGCAACTTTTGGTTCAACTAATGTTTCGGGATTTTCAATAATCTTTAAAAGCATTTTTTTATGTGCTTCATCCAGAATTTCTCCCATATCATCAACTGATAGTTCTTTCAGTTTTCTAGCCTCTTCAAATTCCTCTTTATGTTCTTTTATCCATCTGTAAACAGTGCCTTTACTCTTATTTAAAGCACTAGCTATTTCATCAATACTTTTATTATCTGCATACATTCTTTTAGCTTGTACGAGCTCTAACTTCATAAAGACACCTCCGTATTTTTATTTTATTAAGCAAAAATATTCAGCTTTATCTGCTAATTTTCCAAACATTTGCTTTTTATATTCTTTTATAATAAATTTACATTTAAAATTTTCTTTTAGTAGCTTAGATAAATTATTATCTACACTTCCAAATACAAGAAATACATTATTTTTATTTTGATTTCTTTTAATAAACTCTACAAGCCTTTCATCATCTTTTATTGTCCAATCCACACCCTTATCATCTACATAGTTGTAACCTATAAAACCTTCCTCTCCTACATTTGTTTTACGAATATATGGTGGATCTAAGAATATAAAGCTATTTTCAAACTGCCAATTTTCATCAAATAAATCAGTTGTTACTTTTATAGTTTTTAATGCTTCTATATAAAGTTCTAACTTCTTTATTTTTTCTTCTGAATAAAAAGCATTTGTTAATGTTGTTCCATTTCCTCCAAAGCCCATGAGACTTCTTAAAATTCTTTTTTCATTTTCGTTAAAAACTTCATGCTTTACTCTTGTACTTAGCTTCTTACCACAACAGGGACAACATTTAGAAAATATATTTTTAAATCTCTTATTTACTTCTTCAAATGTTGCTTTATCATCTTCATACAAGTTTCTAGCATTTATATTTAAATCATGCTTTATATATTTAAGTCCTTTCTTATATGTATCAACCGCATTTCCAGATAAGAAGCATTCAATTTTTTCATCTTTTACATTTGCTAATACCTTTAATTCTCCAAATTCATTTTTAAAATTTAGTGGGATTTCCATAGAACCTGCAAACAAATCAACAAAATTTTCTCTATAATTTTCTTCAAATATTTCTTTTATTTCTTTATAAAATCTTCCCTTACTGCCAAAATATGCAAAAGCTGGCTTTATTCTAGGCATCTCTATTACTCCTTTTAACTTTTTTACTTTCCATACTTGTTATAACTTCTCCAAAAAATAAATGTTGTAATATTTGCAAAGATTATAAAAATTGTAAAAATAAAAAAAGCACACCATTTGATGTACTTTTTAATTTATAATTACTTAATTTTTCTTTAAGTATTCAATTAATGCCTTTTCTATTATATTTGTCAATTTTTCATTTGGATATTTTGACTCTATTTCTTTAAAAAGCTGGGGATCAATTCTAAAAGTTTTATTAAGTTTCTTTTTACTTATATCTAACTTTTTTCTCCCAGCTCCTTCTCTTGCCCCGCCTGATGCCATATTAACCTCTCTTTCTAAAAAAATCAGTAAGTTTTTTTATACACCTTACAATAACAATAAGACATAAAAAAATAATGAATATTTTTATATAGTTATTATTACTGTAATTTTTTCTTGTAAAATTTAAAATCATTATAATTATTATTAAAATTGTATTAGTCATTGTATATTTGAGTAAAATTTGTTATAATTTAATCAAGAAACTGGATTACTCCAGTTCCTTGATATTTGAGTTAGTTGAAATAATCTACTAATAGAATTATCAGCGTTAGGACTGCTATGATTAACTCTATTATTGCCGTAATTAGTTCAATTAACTCTTTTTTATTCCCTCCTTTCTTTTGTTTTTTCATTTTCTTACTCATCTTTTCACCTCCTTATGTATTCATTATATCATAGTCTTTTGATTTTTGCAAGTATTTTTTCAAAAAAATATAAACTTTTTCAGAATTTTTTTAGAATTTTTATTACTATCAAAATTATGAATTTATCTATATTTAATTCAATTTTGACTAGTGGTATTTTTTAATAAAAATCTACTAAAGTTACCATTATTTTGAACATAAAAAAAAGAGTGTTTAAACTCTTTTAAAATAGACTATATTGTAAATCTTTTTTTATTTGGAGAGAACTTTTATATGAGCTTTCTTTTTCTAATAACTCTAAACTTTCTAAATCGATCTGCCATGTATATCTTTTTAAGTTTTTTATACATCTATAGCCTAATGCCCCAGTTCTACAATAATTGTATATTGTACTTATTGAAACATTTAATCTATTAGATGCTTGAGCTACAGATATATATTTTTTACTCATTTTTTTTCTCCCTTCAATCTTCTTCTTATTATTCTTATAAACAACATTACAGCTATCACAAACATAATGGTAAGGACAGGTATAAGCATAAATAGAAAATTTTGCTTTTCTACTTTGTTTAATTTGTATTTCTCTGAAAGCAATAAAATGACCATTGTGGCAAATGTTATAGGAATAGTCATAAAAAAATTCAGATCAAGTCGATTTCTAAAATCTTCTTTTTGATTTTCAATATAAGTATTTTTTACATTTCTTTCTACTATTTTTTTATATTCTATTAGTTGTTTATTATATTCATTTTTTTTCTCAGATGTTATATAAATACTTTCAGTTATTTCTTTTATAAGCTCGTCACACAAATTTTCTATGGTATACATTTGACTGGATTGAATTTTATATTTTCTTGCAGTTGCTTCTATGAGAGATGAAACTATCTCTATTTCTGGAAATCCTATATCGATAATATAAGGCTTTAAAACAGTTAAAATTTCATTATTCGCTTTAGCAATATTCTCTTTTTTTAGCATTTTTGCAATAATACTTGTAAATATATAATATAACAATGTACTTATTATACTACTTGTTATTCCAATAAACCAATTATTTGTTATTATGTCTTTCATATTTTCTCCTATATTTTTATATTTCTTCATCTCCAAAATAATATCTTCTTCTTTTTTCAAGTTCTTCTTTACTTATTAAACCATGTTCGTAATCATTATAAGAAGATTTATAGGATTCTTTCGCTTCTTTTTCCCAAAAGATACTGTTATACTTTTTAAAATTTTCTACTATTATTTCAAGTTGATCTAATGAAATTAAATCATTTCTATTTAATTCATTCACAATATCTTTAATTTCTTTTTTAATTGGAATAGTAGTATTGATAAAATTGAGTAACCTACCTTTATTTGTTGGTACTATTTTCCCTTTCTCTATATTTTTTTTAATTCTTTCTACTGTTGCTAAAAATGAATTTAAAGAATTATTTCTCATTTCTTCTAAAAATAATACTCCATTATATTCATAATCTATTTTTTTTAGACTTTTACTATGTTTTTTTCTAAATTCATCATCTACTCCCAATCTATCCAATTCGCTTTGAAAATTTTGCTTAAAGTTTTGAGTAACTGAATTTTTTAAATTTTCAATTTTTCTTTTCCTATACATTTTTCTAATAAGATAAAAAATTAATATTATAACTACTGCATAGTATAATGCCATAAAATCACTCCTCAATCTTTTAAGTTAATTATACAAAAAAATCCTAGAAATTTCTAGGATTTTTATTTAAAACGATATTAAGCTATTTTTAGTAGAATGTCTTTTTACTTATCTTTTTTTTCCAATATATCAGAATTAGATATAATTTCATCCACTTCTTTATGTTTAATATTATAGACATCGTTTTCTAGTTTATAAGTTTCAAGCTCTATCCTTAAAATATCTCTGTTAAGTTCCGTTTCTTTCATTCCGTTTCTTTTTAGAGCATAGTTAAGTTCATGTTTTTGACTTAAATTAATACATGTGTTTTCTTTACCCATCTTCTTCACCTCCTTTCAAATCTTTTTCAATAAGTTTTGTTACATAATTTTTTAAAGTTATTCCTTCTTCTGCAATTTTAATTTTAATTTTTTTGTACAATTCTTCCTCTGTTTTAAAATTTATTGTTTTTTCACTCATATTTGACTCCTTTCAATAAAACAATATTACAATATTTATTGTAATGTTGTCAAGTAAAATTTTAATTATACAAAAAATCCTAGAAATTTCTAGGATTTTTTATATTGTCTCTTATTTTTTCAAATGCTCTATGTTTCATACTATGAACCCATTGCCTTGACATTCCAAATTTCTTAGCTATCTCCTCTCCTGAATAACCTTTAAAAAATAAGAGATCCAATATTTGCCTTTCTTTCTTTGTGCAATAATTTAGTAAATTTTCTACAAGTACTTTATTTTCTAAATTATCTATTTTTATATTTTCATCTCCAATTTCAAGATCTTCAATTCCTGAAAAATAAACTCTTTCTTGTTCACCCTTTTTAATGCTCTCTATGACATACTGAGGTACTCTATACCTTTCTTTATCTATATATTTCCTTATTTTAGCTTCTACATAAAAATACAGATGTGTCATAAATTTAGTATTGTAATTTTCATCATAAGTTTTAATTGCTTGATAGATTCCAAGTATTCCTTCTTGAAATCCATCATTCGTGTTCCCCCACTTATGATTAATCTTTCTAATAGTGTTCAAGTACCTTTCAATTAATGTTTCAATAGCTTTTTCATTTCCTTTTTTTGCTTTTCTTATAAGTTCTAAAACTTCTTGACTTTCCATTTTTATTCCTTATTTATAAAGCTAACTTACTTCTAACAATTTTTTCTTCAGCAACTTTTATAATATTTCTTAGTTCTACCTGCTCTCCTGCTATTTCATTTTGTCTTGCTTCAATTCTTGCTTGTTTTTCTTTTAAAGTTTTTAATTTAGAATTTAATAATTCAGTTTCAGCTTTAAGTAACTCAAGTTCTCTATTTAAGTCATCTCTTTCTTTAAAATATTTATCTTCAAAATTATCTTCATCAATTCTAGCTCTCTTTAAATTATTCGATAATACCTCTAAAATAGCTCTATTTCCTTCATCATTAAGATCATAATTTATTGGATAACAAGTTACCATGTTATCTCCAACTACTACATAAGTCATCATTTTATCTCTATTGATATAAAATTCTGCTTTTTTATGTGTGTCATAAGCTGCTGTACAGATGTACTCAGTTCCTTGAAATTCTGTTTTTAAATCTATTTCTAATCCTTCTACCTTATCTTCATTTTGCTTTTTCCAAATATCAAATGTTCTATCATTGATAATTTGATATTTATAAACTCTTGAAGCATATCTCATAAGTGCATGTCTTGTTATATTAATTTCTTTCATTAATCTTCCTCCCAATCAGCTATTTCTTCCACATCAGAATATGAATAATTATGACAATGAGAACATTCATAATAATCTGTATCATGTATACTTAAATCATCTCCAGAAGTATCTTTATTTTTATCTAACTTGAATAACATACCCCTTCTTAGTCCTACTTCTTCTCCACATTTCTTACACTTCCACATCTTCACCCTCCAAATTAAGTTTTTTCAATTTTCTTTTCTCCTGCCACTCTACTATTTCTTCAAGAATATAAATTAACTTACTGCACTCTTGAATATTCATGTTATTCTCTGTTTTCCCTTTTCCTAAGTACTCTTCAATGAATTCTTTTTTATCTTTTTCCTTGTAAACTTTCCTATATAGTGAATTTAAGTTGTTTTTTTGCTTTTCTGTTGCATAATTATCTATTAATCTTTCTAAAATTTTTATAAGAATCTCAGCTTGTTTAGAGCTGAGATCCTTAGATGTATTCTTATTAAATTTACTATTTAAAAGAGTTCTATAAGTTTCATCTTTTAGATTTAATTTATTTTTTAGAATATGTATATATTTAATTTGTCCGTTCTTTATCTTCTCCATTTTTCTCCTCCATTACTGTAGTCATAGAAAGAGGAATATTGACTTTGTTCCCATTTTCATCTTTATAATATGCTTCAATAAATGTCTTAGACTTCTGAGGTTTCCAAGCTTCTTTTATTATTTGAACTCCTTCAGTTAGTTCAGGATCATCTATACTTCCAGCAATTTTTTCTAGCTCCATAACTCTTGAAGCCTTCAAGTTGCCGTTTTTATCTTTTTTTAAGAGTAAGTTCACTATTTCAAGTAAATGACTATTTTCATCCTGAACAGATTTATAAATATAGCTTTTAACCTTCTCTATTCCTGAATGAACAGTATCATCGAAACTGTCAAGCATTCTATGCCCTAGTGTTATAGTAAACTTCCCATCACTGCTTGTAAATGTGTGAGACTGTTGCTTATCATTTACTCCATATAATTCAGCTTTTAATTCAGTTATGCTTTTGAAATCATCAAATACTTCTTTCTTAGTCATTGCAATTTGTGCTGAAACTTCTTTCACTTTCTTCATTGAACTCATTACTGTTTCATCTACAAGCTTTTTATAAGCTTCTATTTTTTCTTTTCTTTTAGCTTCTTTACTTTTTTCTTCTTCTAAAAATTGTTTTCTTAGTACCTCTTTTTCCTCAGGTGTTAGATTTTTAATGTCCATAATTACCTCCTTCTTTTTTGTCTTCTAAAACCCATAATAATGCTTCTTTATACTTTATTAAAGGATACAATGTAAAACTAGATCCTTTATTTTTTTCAATTTCTTTATTTACTCTTTCTAATTCATTTAAAATTTGTTTTTTAGTCTTAATATTCAAACCTCCATAAATTTTCCAAATTAATTAAAATTTCATAACCTGTCAATATATCCACCTATTTAAATTCTTGTAGTTTCTCTTCTAGTAGTCTTTTTCTTTCCTTAAAGAAATTAAATGTAAATTGTCCACCTCTTGTCTTATCATTTTTGTAAAGCTCTATACATTTATTGATCTCTTTAATTTTTTGCTCAATTTCTTCTTTTAATTGCTTATGATTAAAGTAAATCCCTGTGTCTTCATTTGTTCCTATAGGTTCAGAATCAACAGTAAAATAAGTTAAAGTCTGTTCTTTAACACAGTCTTTGCAATAGAACTCTCCAAGACAAGCTTCATAAAATTTCTCTCCATCTTTTATCTCAGCTCCACAATGTTCACAATAAATTTTTATACTCATATTGTTTTAACTCCTCCAATCTTACAAACTCTTCATAGCCTGTCAGTACATCTTCTAATACTGCATAAACTCCATTATTATATTTGTATAAGTAAACTATTCCATCAATTATATATAAGTCCTTAAATTTCATATTTAATCCTTTAATCTTTTAAAGTCAATAATTTCAAATTCTACATCTGTTGTTTTAAATTGATTTTTTAAATTTTTAATCTGTTTTTCTTTAAAAACTGTTAATTGACTGCTATTCATCTCTGAATCAAAATCAAATGCCCAACCTCCAACAGATCCAACTCCATTTACAGAATAGAAGCAGCTAATCCAGTATCTATACTTTTTATTTCTATTAAAAAATAATTTTTTATGTCTACAGTCGTAACCTATATTAAAACCAGCTATTAATAAAGCTATTGATAACCATATTAAAGTCCATGTACTCATAATACCTCCTTATCAAATCTTACACTTAAATAACTCTTTTTTTCTTTTTTATCATTGATAACTTCAATTTGACTAATCTTAGAATTTACATTTAATATTTTATATTTTTTACCTTCTGTAAGTTCTCCAGTTTCAGCAACAATACAATTTACAATATCACCTTTTTCTAACTTCCACATTTAGTTCTCCTTGTTTATTAGCAGCAATTAATATAGAAGCTACAACAATTGCTAGTATTTTTCTCATATTATTCTCTCCTTTGTGTTATTTAACACTGTGCTAAATAACACTATGTTCAATAACACTAATATCAATTAAATTTTTTTATTTATGGTTTTTATAATTTTTTTTATTTCTTTAGTAGTTTCCATATATCTTTCTTTTGCACCATAATTCCCCTTATTAAATGCTTTTATGTAATCTTTTCTTTTAACTAATAACTTAGCTAGCTGATTAAGCTCACTATCTACTATTGTTGCTTTTTCTCCATATTCATTTACAAGCTCTTGTTTTGCTATTTCTGTTAATCTAATATCTCTCATTTTTCCCTCCATATTAATAGTTAATTGCTAACATTGTTACAGCTGCTTTTATTTGGTCCAGTGTCAATTTACCATTAGTAGATACATTATTAGTTGATATATGCCCAGTTAATGTAAGTAGATTTGCTAGTTGTCTTGCTGATCCTCTAACTGTTAAATTGATATAGCTAATCATTTCTTGAAGCTCTTTTTCATTGTATAAATCAATTTCATTCTTTAAGAATTTTTTAACTATTTTACTTACATCATCTATATTTAATTCTCTTAAAGTCATATTTATTACAGCTCTTGAATAAAGATATTCATAACCTTTTGTTTGAGAATAAATTTTGCTCTTTAGTGCTTCCGTTCCAGCTATTATTATCCCTACACCAGTCTGGTCCGCAATGCTACGAACTATGTCAATTATAGCTGGCTTTAAGTGTTCACCTTCATCAATAACTATAATTGTCTCAGTGAACTTGACACTGTCCTTTATTCTTTGCTTTATTGACTCAGTATTATTTCCATTTGCATCTATTCTTAACTCTCTAGCTATTTTTTTAATAAGTCCTACTACTGTTATTCCAGTTTCTGCTGTTATAAATAAAGCTCTTCCTTTATATTGCTTTGCCCACTCCATTAAAGCATGAGTTTTTCCTATCCCAGCACGTCCATAGATGTAAGCTATTTTTGCTGAGTCTATTGTTTGAGTCATTACATTTGAAGCAACATAATTTTCTATAACCTGGGCCGCATAAAAAATTCTTTTCTTTACTTCTGTATCAACTGAGAAATCTATTCTTCTCATTTTCTTTTTATGCCTTTCTAGGAATGCTTCAACTTTTTCAGTTAAAGCTTTAACATCTCCTGTATATGTCCCTTTTCTATACTCTGAAAGTGTACTACTTCCTATATTCATGGCTTTTGCTATCTTCGTATAACTTATGTTATTTTCTTCAGCAAATTTTTCTAAATCTTCTATTATTTTCTTCATTTAATACCTCACTAATCTATCTCAACATATAAACCATTACCAATATACTGCTTTTTCTTTCCTGTCTTATCCTCAATTACTTCTATAACTTCAGCTTCTGCTACATCTTTCATTGTTAAAATATTGCTATCATCTCTCATTGCTACTGTTAAATCAAGTATCTTTTCTCCATATTCTTTGATCTTTTTCTTTCTATAGTTATTGATTTTAATTCCAGTAATATCATTAAATCCAACAGGTACAAGTTTTCTAGCTTTACATAAAAACTCTCCTGTGTCTAAGTAAACATAGAGTTCACTTAAATTATGTGGATCATATTTAATTCTTACACGCTCAGTTTGATGATAATACAATGCTTCATGTTCATAGGTATTTCCCATAAAAGTAATTCCGTTTTGTTGTACTGTCTTCATTTCTTCATATAAGAATAATCTTCTCAACTTTTCATCACTAAGCATTACTCTATTTTCAACTGGATACTCTTCATTGAAGACTTCCAAAGGAGTACGATTTTCCATTCCTCTTCCTCTATGTGCTTTCATTCCTCCTGCTCTTCTTATTTCATAGAATAAATGATTTTTATAATCTATATATTTTGCCAGTTCCATTTCTACATGTTCTTCTTCTAATAATGCCCCCTTTGCCATTTTAATTTGTGCAAAAGTCTTCATATGTTCAGGTCTTTCAACAATATTCCCACCTAAATAAGTTCCAAACATTTTAGAAAAATTTTCTTTTAAATCTCTGAAATATCTTTCTATTTCTTTAGCTTGAGCATTGTAAGGCTTTGCATGTGTTACCTCTATTCCAAGACTTGCATATAGCCCTTCAAGTTCTTCTGTACCTTTTAAGATCTTATTTTTAAAAGCTTTACCATTATCTGTATATATTTTCTTAGGTACTCCATACTTTTCTATAGCTCTTTTTAGTGCTATTGCAACTGCTTCTGTATTTTCAGTCCAGGATAAAGTATAGCCAACAACCATTCTACTTTTTAAATCTAACCAAGCTATCAAAGTAGGTCTTCCAAAATCTCTTTGTTTGTTTGCTTTTCTCTTTTTCCCTCTATAACATTGGAAGTCTAATGTGTGTCCATCTGCCATCCATACATCTCCAGCTTTAACATCTTGTAAACCTCTTATTATAAAGGTAGAGTGAGTATCTTTAAATTCTTTTGCACCCATTCTAGCTCTGTCTTTTTCAATTATATTCACATCATTATTTAAGAAATTTCTAAGAGTCCCATAACTAATAGCATCTATCCCAAACATTTCTACTATTTTCTGCCAAACAACAGTCATTTGAGGTTTATTCTTGCTAAAATAAAGTTTCTTAGTCATTTCTAGCACTTCTTTATTAACTCTTCTTAAACCTTTATTAGCTCCATGTCCAGAAGCAAGTGCCAAGGGATTATCTCTATTTTTCTTATAAATTCCATACCATCTTCTAAGAGTTGGCACTGATAAATTTTTTAAAATCTCCATTTGTTGTGGAAACTCTTCTCTCGCATTTGCTACAAATTCTTTTATAATTACATCTTTATTTTCTAGTTTTTCTTCATAAGCCTCCTCTAATTTTATACAAAGTATATATCTTGAATTAGCCACCCTTTGATTCCAATTAGGTAATTCATCTATATTCTTAGCTTCATTCTTTTTTACAGTTCTAGTCAACATCTTAGCTTTTTGCTCATCAACTATTATTCCTAACTCTCTATCTACCTCTTCTTTCAAATAAAGATTTTTATATACTTTGTCTACTTTTTCTTTTACAACTATCCAACCTTTGTTTTGTGCCATTTTTAAAGCTGTCGTTCTTGTCTTCTTAAAGAGTCTTTCTATGTCTTGTAATGTATAGTATTTATCCATAAAAAGCCTCCTTTAAAATATTTTTTCCCCTATTGCTTCTTCAATTTTTTTCTCTGCTTCTAAATCTCTATTAACTGGTATTTCTCTCAATATTCTATGTATTTTGTCTATATCAACTCCCACATTTTTTGAAAATTGTGTTGCTGTTATTCCTTTTTCTAACAAAAATTTATTAAAAAATTTAAACTTTTTATCTCTGTTTTTTATATTTTCAGGTGTCTTTTTTAGAATCTCCAAAGCTTCTTGCTCTAAGTCTGGAAGTTCACCATTTTTAAATTTTAATGCTTCGTATTGACTAAGTTTAAGTGCTTTAATCATTTGTAGCCAAGAAATTTCACAGTCAACCATTTCTTTCCTTAAATTAAGGATTCTTACCAAATTATCTCTAATTTGTGTGACTCTCTTTTCTACTGCTTCCATATTCTGCTAACTCCTTTTCTATTCTTGCTATCATTGTCTTAAAACTTTCTTTGTTTTGATAACAATATTCAAGCATTCCTTTTAAATATTTTTCTTTTTCTTCCATTCAATCTCCTTTTATGCTATAATTAAGCATATTTGTTTTTGTTGGGACATCAAACTTTGGTTGGAGAGGTGTCCCTATTTTTTATAATATTTATTGCCTGTTCTAGTATAATATTGCCTTAATGCTTCCACTGTCTTTAAACCTAAATATTTAATTGCCCCCTCTTCATCACCTCTTTTAATATATAGTTCTAATGCCAAAGCATGTCTAATATCGTTTATTTGATATTCAACACCTAAATATTTTTCTGTTGCTTTCTTATTCCATCTTCTTATACTATATTCACAAACATTAAAGATTTTCCCATCTATCATCTCCTTATCACAATATTTTTGAATATCTCTTGAAAGCTCTTTAGATATCTTATGAATACTTATATATGATTTATCTCCATAAACTATATCCTCAACTTTTAAATTTATTATGTCTTTTATCTTAAATCCTGTTTCCTTGATTATTTCATATATCAACCTTTCTTTCTCACTAACTGAATTACTCAAAATGTTAAATTGTTCTAATGTTATAAATGTTTTTTTCAAAAATTCACGCTTATAGTTTTTTATACTTACTGTTATATCTAGTCCTAACACTTCTTCAAAAAAGAACTCCAAAGCATTCAAATGAACTGCTCTACTATTCTTTTTTAAAAGTTTCATATTTTCATCTAAGTATCTAACCACATCCTCTTTTGTAATATCTATAATTTCTTTATCTGTTACTTCTAAAAAGTTGCCTACTATTTGTGTATAAGTTTTTTTTGTTGCTTCACTGTATCCTCTATAGTTCATTTCTGTCTTTAATGTCAATAAATCCAGAAAATACTTATTCATTAGATCCAAACACCTCTTTTTTTAACATCTCTACATCTTCTACTAGCCTATCATGTAGACTAATCAATAGTTTTACATCTTCTTTAATAACTTCTATATCTGTTAAATATCCTTGAAATGTTTCAAATGAATCAAGTAGATCTCCTATTTCTCCATCTCTTGATTTTATTATGTCAACCATTTCATCAAGTTGAGCCTGTTGTGCTGGAAGTAAAGTGGGAGTTCTTAGGATTAACTCATTCTTTCTATATTTCTTCATTAATTCTCTTACAAATCTTCTGAACTTTTTAGCATTTTCAGTATTAGCTAACATTGTTACTTCATAAAGTCCGTCTTCTGTAAAAAGTCTTTTTTCTCTTTTCTTAACCACTCCATTTTCAATACTGTCTACCTTTTTCAAATAAGAGAACTCTTTATTTTTAAGTTCTGGATTTCTATCTAGTAAAGTAATAATCCCCTTATAATCAGCATATCCAATAGCTTTTGCTAATTCCCCCATTTCTATTTCTATTTCATTATTTTTTATTGTTACCCCTAGTTGCATACCATTGTAGGTTATTAAACTTTTATTTTCTTCCATTGCTTCTCCTTTCAATTAGTTTTTTATTATCATTCAAGCCTTAAAGTTTTCTATAAGCATTCCCCCTTTATTGATTTTTTACCTCTTAAAAGCTATAATTTAGTTAAAACTTTGGGAGGTACTTTTGTGAAATATTTAATTTACATATTTATATTTTCTTTTTTTTATAAGTTATTTAATAATCTTTATGATTTACGTAGAATGACCCTATTAGAAAATCATTTTAAAGATTGGTTAAAAAATCCTAAAAATACTAAAATTTTTGCTGAACAACAAGAAGTGTTAAATTTATTAAAAAAAGCAAAAGTTAAAGATAAAAAGGTTCCTATTACTCAACATACAGGTTATAACAAATTTGTAATTATTAATGCTTCAATTCAAACAAATTTCCTTAATAGAAGTGATATATTCACTGTTGAAATTACTATTATGTTTTGGGAAGCAATAGGTGTTTTTAGAAATGAAATTAAAAATTGTATTAACCCTCTTTACTGGTTGAATATAATTCTATTTGCACCTAAACATTTACTTATATATTTAGGTGGTAACCCTGAAAATCATATCTTTAAGATTTTAAATACATTACTTACATTTATTTTTTGGATTATTGGACTTACTTTGAGTATTTTCCAAGAAGAAATTAAAACTTTCATTCTTAGCTACTTTCCATAATATTTCTCTTATTTCTTTTAGTTCCTTTCCCATACTTATTTGTATATTGATAAGTATGGTATAGGAAATTATCACAATCACAATTAATAATAATTGCATAGTTCCTCCATTCAATTAATTTTTTAATTATCATTCAACCCTAAAATCTTTCTATAAGCATTCCCCCTTTATTGATTTTTTACCTCTTAAAAGTTATAATTTAATTAAAACTTTGGGAGGTGATTTATGTCTTATTCAACTGCAATTTTTCAAATTCTTAAAGCCATTGAAACATTAGATGACTCTGTTGATTTTAATCTTTTTGAAGTTTTTGATATAAGTAAAATAAATATTTCAGAAAAATTATTAATAAAAATACTGAAAAATTTAATTGAAGAAGGTTATATCAAAAATTTTCAAATTACTATTTCTGGTAACAATATTTTTACTTCTAATTACCCTGAACTAACTCTTAAAGGTATGCTATTTTTAGAAGAAAATTCTTCAATGAAAAAAGCATATAAAACTTTAAAAGAAATTAAAGGGTGGATTCCAGGATTTAATTAAATCTAGATCTTATTTCAATTTTTAAAAGTTCTGTAAGCATTTCTATTTCATTTGGAAAAATCTTATCAGGACTTTTTAATATTTCATCTGTTATATGAGAGCTAAGTTTTTTTAAATATTCCATTCTCTCCTTTGCTGTATAACTTTTTAATGTTTTAGGATTTTCTATTGAATAAATCTTAAATATTTTTTTATTTTTCATATATTTTTCGCCACCTATTCAATTTTAACTATCTAATTTAACTTTTAAATTTTTTTATAGGCATTCCTCCTTTAATTTAGTATAGTGTTTCAATCCCCAATGTCCTGTGTACTTCTGTCCCCCTTTCATAAATTGTTATATTTTTTTAATATATATTTTTTTCTTAAATAGTTTTAAAAATTTATCACAGTTCATTTTTTCAATCTGTGATAGAAATGTAAAATATAGAATTGTATCTCCGTTTTATAAATGGTATAATATAAAACAAAATAATTTTAAATATAAGTAAATTTTAATTTACTCTTTTAGTATGTTTTTTCTTACTAGGTAAAATATAACATACTTTTTTAAGAGTGTCAAATTTTTTTTGAATTTTTTTATACTAATTGATAAGAGAGGTGAATTATGTACGAAATAGGTAGAAAAATTGCAACTTTTAGAAAAGAAAGAAAAATGTCTCAAACTGATTTAGCAAATGCATTAGGGATAACAAAGCAGACAATAATTAAATATGAAGCTGAGAAAAATTCAATTCCTATTGATACACTATCTCATATTGCTAAGATCTTTAATATTCCTATAGAAAGTTTTTTTTCTGATAATAATGAATATACAAATCAAATTCAAGAAAATACAAATTTTAGGAAAATTCCTATTATTTCTAATGTAAGTGCAGGATTAGGTACTTTTGGAATTGATGATATACTTGATTGGTTAAAACTACCAGTAAATATTGCAAAAAAAGCTGACTTTGCTACTCTTATTGATGGAGATTCAATGGAACCCAAAATAGAAGATGGCTCTTTGGTTTTAGTTAGACAAAATTCAATTTTAGATAATGGAGATATTGGAATATTTTATTTGAATGAGGAAGTGTTCTGTAAAAAGTTTTCTAAAGATCCTTTTACTAATATAATAACTTTAAAATCATTAAATAAAGATTATAAGCCTATAACTATCAAAGAAAATGACGATTTTAGAGTTATTGGAAAAGTTGTAGGGGCTTTTGATTATAATATTTAAGTGTTTTTATTTTAACCCCCCACAGATTGTAGGGGGTTGTTTTTTATTGCTATTATTAATTTTTTAATTTTTAAATTCATTTTAATTATTATTTTCTATGTTCTATTTATGTATTTTTACTTCTTTTAACTATTTTTATTCTTTTGCACAGCATTATTTTTATTTTAAATTTTTTTAGATCACGATTTTATGATATTTTTAAATGCTGTGCAATCCATTATCATTTTTTCTCATTTTTTTACATCATTCACACCGTTAAAAATCCTCTCTAAATAAAAAAATAAGGGTATTATACCCCTATTGAACGCTTTTTGAAGATTCTCGAAAATTCTTATTTTTTCTCATAAATGGTGTGAAGTATTATCATTTTTTCTCATTTTTTCTCACTCAATTATTAAATTATATTATTAAAAATCACATCATAAATACTTATTTAACTTAGCTATTTATCTATAATTAAAATTAATTTTTTAGATCCTTTTTATAATTATCATATTAAATTACCCCCTACATTTCTGGTGCAGGTAAAGCTTCAAGGCTTGTTTCTCTTAAATTATATTTTTTACCAAATATATTTTTGGAACCTACTTTAATATTAGAATAAGCATCTGCTTTATATAAAACTCCTAAATCTGTTACACCATAGCCACCAATTGTATGTTTTATAATATCATCATCTTTATTTAAATCTTGGCTTTCTCTTATTTCTCTTGTCTCTTTTTTACTGAAGTAAGTGTAAGTTCCAACTAATGCAACTTTATCTGTAAAATTATATTTTATACCCAATGTAGCTTTTACTCTTGGTACTAATGGAACTTTATCTCCTTTTTCTAATCTTGCTTCTTCATTAGCTTTTAAAACTTTTGTATTAAGTAATGTCAAAGATTCAGATAAAGACCAATTTCCAAAATTTTGTTCAGCTTCTAGTTCTAATCCCATTCTTCTAGTTTTTCCAATATTTCTATATTTCCATCTATTTACAGCAGGATTAGTTACCCCTGAACTTATTAAAGTTATTTCATCTTTTGTATCCGTTAAGAATACTGATGCACTAAGTAGAGAACCTGATAAATAATCTCTTACTCCTAATTCTACTGTATCTGTTTTTTCAGATTTTAAATTATTATCCACATATTTAGAAGCAACATTGACTTGAGGTGGATCAAAGAATCCAACTTTTTTAGGCAAAGTAGTATCACGAACTTTATCAGTTAATTGGTTTGCAAAAGGAGTCACAAAACCTTTTTCATATCTTAAGAAGACTCTACCTGTATCATTATATTTATATAAAAAACCGATCTCACCAGCATAATTATCTAAAGTTCTATCTGTACTTATTTCAGCAGTTTTAGGAGCAACAAATGGCATAGTATTAGGTCCATTTACTCTTTTACCTTCATACTTTGTAATTTCTGTTCTAAATCCTGTTGTCACATCAAATTTTTCTGTTGTAGAAAATTTATTAAAAATATAGAAACCATGAGATTCTTTTTCCATATTTACTTTAACACGATTGATAACTGGTTGGATGTCTTCTCCTTCTAAGGGTTTATTTGAATAACCAGTATTATATGATTTTAAAGTTTCAGATTGGACAAAAGAATCTCTTTTATTTACTGCTTTTTGATAATCATATCCAACAATAGTTTCACTTGGAAGATCTTCTACTAAATTATAATCAAATTTAGATTTTAATTTTAAACCTTTTTTATCCTCCTCAAATTTTGCATTCATTTTAGATGTTATATTATAGAAGTTCATTTCTTCTTTAGCACTTCCACGACTATATCCAGCAGGAGAAGATACTATTCTAATATCATCTACACTTTCTGTTTTAAAGTTTCTATCTTGTTCTTGTTTATATAAAGTTGCTGCCATTGTTAAATTTTGATTTGGTCTATATTCATAATCAAAAGTATAACTTTTATCCTTTGTTACTGCATCTAAATTTAAGCCAACTTCTTTCCTATCATATTCTAAAACTTGTCTTGCTACCTGATTACTTCCATCATCTTTAAATTTACTATATCTAGTTTGGAATCTAAATCTATGTTTAGCATTTATCTTATAATCAAATCCAAGTAAATAAATCTTATTTTCTTTTTCTTCTTCTCTTCTGTACCCTTCACTATTAAGGTAACTAAAACCATAGTTTACATATAGATGCTTATTGATATTATAACCACCTGCAAAACCAAAGTTTCTATTATCAAATGATCCATAGTTTAAGTCAGCGAAAAAATTATTTTTGGTAACATTTGAGTTAGTTGTTATACTTACAACTCCACCAACAGACCCACTTCCATAAAGAGTAGCTCCTCCTCCTGGGATTATCTCAATTTTTTTTACAGTTTCAATAGGGATTGAATTTATTGGTAAACTTGCCATTGTTTCTTCTGTAGGATTTATACTAACCCCATCTATTAATACTTTAACTCTACTTAAAGATTTCTCTCCGCTACCTCTCATATCAACTCTTGGACCAAAAGCTGTATTTTGTATTGTAACTCCTGGTGCATCTCTTAAAACATCTTCTACATTTTTATAGTTCCTTTCTCTTATTTTCTCTTGAGTAATGACATAGGTATTTTTTTGTTCTTTTGGGATTAGAGTATAATCAGAACTTTTAGGAGCACTTTTTATAGTTGTTTGATCAAGTTCTATAGTATCTTCTGCAAAGGCTATTATTGAAGATAATATAGTTAGTAAAGCTAATAATTTTTTCATTATTACTTTCTCCTTTCAAAATTTTATTATTTTCGACTAATAATAAATAGAATTATTTTATTTGTCAATATACTAATTTAGGAAATAAAAAAAAATTATGCTCTAAATTCAAACAATAGAACATAATTTCTTTCGCTTTTATAAATATAAATAGTCTAATAATTCTTTATTTTTATAGTAAAGAAATAGTTTTTTGAAATTATTTCATTTTTAAGATTATTTTATAAAAAAATAAAAAAAGAGTTGCATAAATTGAAAGTAAAAAATATTAGAATTTTTCTTTGAGTAAATAACTAATAGCTTTAATAAGATTACTGCGACGTCCTATAATGTTGAAAGAGCCTTTGTGGAGCTCTTGAAACACTATAGGCTAGCAAGTAATCGTTATATATAACTAATGAATTATTTTTTACTTCTTATACAACAACTCTTATTTTAATTAATATATTTTATTTTTTTCTTTTTTTATCTTTGTATAAAGTGTAAAGATATATTAGATATGCTCCAACTCCAATGACAGTACAACCAGCCATAGAATATTCAGAGTTTAGAAATCCAAATT